TTGACTCCATCGACAACCTCGTCTGGGACCCGGACGCGGACGAGTTTGAAGACATCCGCTGGGCCGCGCGCAAGCGTGTTCAGCCGCTGGATGAGGTGGCCGCCAAGTTTGGCCTGACCCGCGACGACCTGAAGGGCCATGTGGAGTCGTACTCGTCCCGGGCGGAAGAGAACCGCCAGGGCTACAAGAGCGAGAAGAAGAGCGGCAAGACCAACGACCTCATCTGCTACTGGGAGATTTACTCCAAGACCGGCTTTGGTGACCGCCTAAAGGATGGCGACAAGGAACTCCGCGGGCGTTTCGATTCGCTAGGGGCGAACTGCTACATCGTCGTTGCGGAAGGCGTGGACTTCCCGCTGAACATTCCGCCGGCCATCCTCCAAGAGCAGGTGGAGGAAGGCGAGATTCCGCAGGCGCTGTTCATGGCCGCGCAGTGGCCGATCCCGTTCTGGGCCGAACCGCAGGGCTGGCCGTTCACGCTTCTGGCGTGGCACGGTCAGCCGGGTTACTCATGGCCGATCAGCCTGATCAAACCTGGGATCGGGGAGCTTCGGTTTTTGAATTGGGCGATTTCTTTCCTGGCCACCCGCATTGCCACCAGTTCGCAGACGCTCATTGGTGTTGCCAAGGCCGCGGACCCGGATCTCAAAGCCAAGATCCTGGAGCGCAACGAAGGTGGGTTCAACATCGTAGAAATCTCCGAGGCCGTCGGCCGGTCGGTGAACGATGTGATCTCCGTGTTCCAAATGCCTGGGGTCACTCAGGACATGTGGAACATCATCAACGAAGTGGCGATGCTTTTCGACCGCCGCGTCGGCCTGACCGAACTCATCTACGGCATGACCCGGGCGTCCTTCAGAAGTGCGGCAGAGGCCGCCGTGAAGAGCGAGCAGATTTCTGTCAGGCCGGACGATTACGCAAACACGCTGGAGGACGCCCTGTCCGAAGTGGCGCGTAAGGAAGCGCTCCTGGCGCGGTGGGCGATCTACCCGCAGGACGTTGCCCCACTCCTTGGGCCGATGGCCGCCCAGGCGTGGCAGATGCACATCCAGGCCGAGGACCCAGAGTCCATCGTCCGCGAGTATTCGTACCGCGTGGAGGCCGGCTCGGCCAGGAAGCCCAACATTGCCACCAAGACCGAGAACCTCAACCAGTTCATGCAGATTTTCGCCCCCGTGGCGCAGGGCCTGATGCAGGCCGGTCAGCCGCAGTTGTTCAACGCCATGATGACGACCTGGGGGCGGATCAATCAGATGGATGTGGCGGAATTTATGGTTCCCCCTCCCCCACCACCGCCTCCCCCGCCTCCTGGCCCGCAGGAAGGCCAGCCGCCGGGCGGCCCGCCGCAGCAGGAACAAGCCCAATAGCCTTATATGGACATCCCGTTCTCAGTCCGTGAGCTGGGCCGCGAGGCCGTCGAAACCTACAAGCAGGCGCTTCCGTACGGGGAGCGTTGGGCTGAGATGGTCGCTACCAAGTGCCCGCCTGGAACCAAGGGCACGGACAGGGCGTTTCTGGAGGGCCGGCAGAACAACCAGCAACTGGACGATCTGCCTAAGCTCCAGGCCCAGTACATGGTCCGCGAGGCCCGTCAGGCGGGGATCAATATCTCCGGTAAGCACTACGTGGCAGGCATTGCCGACAAGCGCGGCTGGCGCGACCCGGCGGCCTGGGTGTCGTCCAATGACGACGTTCTGAAAGTCGCCCGTCAGCGGCGCCTGTCAGTGTCTGGCACGGTCAACTACGACCCAGGTCCGGCCCCCAGAAAGACGGTCAAACTCTCCGAATCGATCATTAAGGAAGAGATGCGCAAGGAACTCCGCAAGCACCCGCGGGCCAACAAGGGCGAGCTGCGGGAGAAGATCATCGACAAGCACGCCTACAAGTTGAAGGGAAGAACATGAACGAGATCGCACGCCACTTTTCGCCCGGGACCGTCATTACGGCAAACAGCTCTGCCGCAAGCACCTCCGGCATGTTTCCCTTTGGCCGCTTCGGCGGGGCGTGCGTGATGATCGCCAACACTGGCGGCGCCACGCAGATCAACTGGCACGCCACGGTTGACCCGCGCGTCACTCCGCTGCGCATGTACGCGGACGGCACAGCTCTCTCCAGCGCTCTCACGGTTGGCGTGATCAACGTGCCGGACGGTTGCTTCTCGGCCAATTACGTGGTGCCCGTGGTCGTCGGCGGAACTACGTGCGCCATGACGGTCATGGCCAAAGGTTGAGCCACAGCACTCCTACGGTACGGACATAGCCCATGCCGATGTCGCCCAGGCTTCTGCGGCCACGCTCAACGGCGCACCCGGAGGCGACCTCCTGGGCCGCCCGCGTGTCGGCCAACGGAGGCACGTTCAGCAGCTCCACGCTATCGGCCGTTTCGACGTTCTGCGTAAGCATCGACCGCGAGCCGGGCCTGCGCGCCGCAATCCTGCGGTGCAATCTGTTCTGCGGCAGCGATCTGGCGGCGTGCCTTGTCCCGCTCTATCGGGGCGCCTCACTTGGCGGGACGCAACTCGGCAACTCCACTGACACAAACAACGGGCCTTTTGTCAGCGGCGATTTTGAAGAGCGCAACAGCGGTGGTGGGCTTAAGGGCGACGGCACGGCGAAGTATTTGGACACTGGCCTTTCTCCGAGCAACATCACCAGCTTACTCAGCCTGCATATCTCCGCCAGCGGCACCAGCATGGAAACCAGCGGGAACACCATGGCGGTTGGTGCTTTTAATGGCGGAGCTGGCGTGGGGCCCGACATTTACGCGCTGGACATCTATGCGTCCTATGTCAACGGCAGGTCGGCGCGCTTCAGTAATTACAACTCTGGGCAGTTCCCGGTTGTGACGACTCCAGGCACATCAGAATCACACATCATCGGAACCAGAACGTCGGCAACGTCTGCCGTTATTTACCGTGGCGGCTCGTCGGCTGCCAGCAACTCCACTTCGGTTTCACCAACTTCGCACACAAGAAACTTTTTTGTATTTGCCCTGAATAGTAGCGGCACTGCCAACACCTTCTCGGCCGCCCGCCTCCGCATGTACTCAATTGGCAACGGCCTGACTGCGGCGCAAGCCCTAGCGTTCTCCAACGCCGTCATCGCCTTCAATACTGAACTGGGGCGAGCGTGACGTTAGGCGACCTGACGCTCCCGATCAGTTACGCCGAGGCCCGAGGGCTGGCCTTGGTTTTCGCGCCGCAACTGGCCGGCAGGCTTGCGGAACTGCACGCGGCGCATGGTTCGCCCAACTGCGTGCCCGTGCCTCGCGCGATGACTGATGGCCGGCTCATGCTGTCGGCCGACGTTCTCACCGAGGTGATGCCCGGGGGCCTTCTCCACGCAATGTGGGAGGCGGCCGACAAGCAGGTTTTAGGGCAGGAAGTGGAGGTTCTGCCTTGGGCGGATGCGGTCGCCATGCTGCCCCCATCGCCGTCGATATTCGGCTGAGTATCGCTACCCGCAAGGTGCGGAAATTGCATGAGACTTCGGTGTTTTCTGATTTCCATGGCCCTCGCCGCCGCCATACTGGCCGGGTTTGTCGCAGGTTTTCTGCTGTTTCTGCGGCCCTAGTTCCGGGGCATTAGTCCCATAGCCCCACACTGGAGCCGGCATGGGATATTTGGCCTACTTCGACCTCGTTGAATCCCTGATCGTCTCCTCCTACGGCGGCCCCCAAGACGCCGAGCAGCGGGACATCCGCTCGGCCATCCTGAAGGCATACAACGAGGTGACGACCATCCGAGACTGGTCGCACTACCAGTCCCACGGCCGGGTGATCACGGACGCCCCGTACCAGACGGGGACAGTCTCCTACAACACCTCCACCCGAGAGCTGACCCTGACCGGCGGAACGTGGCCGACCTGGGCCACGTTCGGCCATGTCCGCATCGGCACGCGGATCGCCGTGGTGTCTGCCAGGACATCCTCCACCGTCCTCACGCTGGACGCTGGCGTGACTTTCCCCGAGACGATCACCAGCCAGCCGTACGTTCTGTATCGCCTCCTGTATCCCCTTCCCGCTGACTTCAGGAACCTGGACGAGCCGACCAGCGAATACAACTGGTCCTCCGGCCTGTACGTGTCGCCCGACGAGGCGCTGAAGATCGAACGGGTCGCACGGTCCACGGGCCTTCCGTATCACTGGACCGTCCTGCCCAATCCCAACGGCTCGGGATGGGTCATCAAACTCCTGGGCTACCCGACCCGGGTGGAAACGGTGGACTTCATGTACCGCCGCACCGCGCGGCCATTGAAGTACTCCGGCCATGAGGCCAATTCCCGCGCTGGGACGATTGCGCGGACGGGTGATGCGGTCACGCTGTCCGGTGCCACTACGTTTGTGTCCGGTTTTGTCGGGTCCATCCTGCGCGTTGGCGACACATCCTTGCATCCCGGCCCGGCGGAGTCGCTGAACCCGTGGGTGTCGGAGTCTGAGATCACGGCGGTCGGCAGCACAACGTCGCTCACTACTGCCGATTCGGGAACGATTGCCTCCAGCACCAAGTATCTCATCACAGATCCGTGTGACATCGCCCCGCACATGCAGCCGGTGCTGGACGCGGCGTGCCAGTATTACTTGGCGAGAATCCGCGGCAAGGACGAAGACAAGAAGTTCCAACTGTACCAGCGTGATCTCCGGCTTGCGTTGGAGCGTGACCAGCTTGCGCCGCTCTCGGGCCGAACGCGGCACATCTACACCGACGGCGGCTGGCGCAGCCCACTGAAAGTCGATGGTGGCCTGTGATCGTCATCGAAAAATGGGCCGGCTTGGTGACGAACGCTGGCCCGTATGCGTTGCCGCCCGGCGCGGCCGTGACGCAGGTCAATCTTCAGGTACTTAATCCCGGCCAAGTTTCCGTGCGGCCCGGTCTGGTCAACGTGTCCTGGACGACGCACACGGCTGGCAGCGTGCCGATTGTTCAGGTGATGAACTTCCAGAACTCCACGTACGCGCAGGTGGTGTACCAGAATTCGTCGGGCGCCATCTACGCAGCCAAGGGGCCGACATGAGGCTGGCGAGCGGCGTCGTCAAAATCACGGTCGGCACGGGCGGATCAGGTTATTCCTCCGCGCCAAGCATCGCTATTTCAGGCGGCGGCGGCACTGGTGCATCGGCCGTGGCGCAACTGGCCGGAACGGCGGTTGATGCCATCGTTGTCACCAACGCCGGATCGGGATATACCTCGCCGCCAACCATCGCTCTGTCTGGCGGCTCGGGATCTGGGGCCGCCGCCACAGCCTCCGTGCTGTCGTACGACGGCACCAATGTCGTCTCCATGTTCCGGGGCCGATTCAACGACCTGTACGGCGTGGATGGAAAGGGGCGCGGGTTCCGCTGGCTGGGAACCTCCGATTACCTGGAGCCTATCGGGATCACTAAGCCGACCGCTGCCCCGACGGTTTCGGTCGGCACTGGGACGGCCGGGTCGCGCGTGCGCTCAGTGGCCATCGTCAACGGGGGGGCTGGGTACTATGAGCCGCCGTCCGTTACTTTCTCTGGCGGCGGGCTGACGACTGGTGACACCCGACACGCCACTGGGCGCGCCAGAGTCATCGGCGCCCGCGTGGTTGGCATGACGGTGGATTACCGCGGAGCGGACTACTCTGCGCCTCCCGCTATCGAATTCTCGGGCGGCCTTGGCTCTGGAGCTACGCTGTCAGTTGGCGTGAAGGGTTACTTGGCGCAGGGCTTTGTGCGTGCGCTTGGGTCGGGCTACACGCTGGCCCCGACGGTGTACGTTGGCGGCGGCGTGGCGAGCGTCACGGTAACGACCGGAGGCACCAACTACGGAACCGTTGCCCCGACGATCTCTTTTGCATCGGTCAACGGCGGCTCGGCGTCTGCAACCTGCTCTGTTTCTGGCGGGCGCGTGAACGCAGTCACAATCCTGAGCGGCTGGGCGGGGTACACAGCCCCGCCGACAATCACATTCCATCACGCCACTGGGTCCGGTGCCGCGGCGACTTGCTCGCTGGACGGCCTAACTGATGCGCACGCAACGGTCCTTATCGATTCCAGTAATGAGATCGTAGTCGGCCTAGATGTCATCAACGCAGGAACTGGCGCAATCACCACGCCCGGCATTGCGCTGATCTCCGCTACGACTGTGTCGTCCACTACTGGCGGCAGCACTACGCTGACCGTTGGTTCTGGGGCCATCCTTCAGGCTGTCGCCGGCTACACCGTTGACTCTGTGACCGTGGTGTCTGGCGGCACGGGCTACCTCGCGCCACCCGCCATCGGTTTCCGCCCATTTGCTGGCGGCGCGGCGGCAATTGCAGACGTGTCTGGTGGCAGCGTGTCTGGGGTTACGGTGTTGACCGGCGGCATCTACCCCGAGCCTCCCCAGGCAGTCATCGAAGCAACGACGGCGCGCGCCATCGCCGCCGTCTCCCCGCCCGTGCTGGGCAGATACAAGTGTTGCATCCGCTATGTGGACTCCACGCCTGCGTCCAATAACGGGCCACGCGCTTCCAGCATTTCGGAACTGAC